CCCCTAGCTAGGCCGTGAGCGGCACGACGATCTCGTCACCCTGCTCGGTGATGATGTAGGTCACGTCCTTGTCGATTCGCTTCGTGTGAATCCGGCAGATCCGCTGGAAGGAATCGCCAAAGTGAAAGACCGGCACGCCACGCGGCGCCGACACCTCAAAGAACGTCGAGACGCCGTCAAGCTCCTCCACGATGATGTCGCCGCGCTGCGGCTCGCCATACGGCAGTTCATCCGTCTTCACGAGGTAGTCGCGGCTCTCCCATTGCTCAACCACGCCGTTCTGGTCGGCCGCCTCAAACATGGACCGGCCGACGGTCGCCGTGAACTGCGCCGTGTTCGCCCCGCGCTTGTAGGCGCAGTTCGTCCCCGCCGCCGCCTTGAGTTGGTCGGCAAGCCACGCGGCACCGGTACGGAGTAGGTCGGCCATCGCTCACCTCCATCCACCCACAACGCCCCGGCGGCGCGCGGAAAGGATGGACGCGCACCAGCCGGGGGTTGCGGTGTGGATCAACTACTTGTTGAGGATCACGTGCACCGTCGTGTCGTCGGCGCCACGAGCCTTGGCGAGCTTGCCGGCCGCCACACCCGTCGAGGCATGTGCCACGCCGGAGGTCGCGTACCAGTTGATCGCCGAGCCCTGGGCACCGGTGGCACCGGACGCACACGGCATCGAGAACACGCCATCGACCGCCAGCGAGCCAAGCGCGTTGGCGGCGATCGGACGCGGGGCCACGCCCACGAGCGAGCCGATCACGACCACGTCGCCAGCCGCCACGGCCGAGCCGGGCGTGTAGTCGAGGAGCTTTCCATCCTGAACATAAGAAGCCATTGAATCACCTCGTCTCTATGGTTGGAGTTTGGGAATCATGCCGCCGGGCGGGATTCGGCTCCCGCCCGGCGGGCACGGTTTACGATCACGACACGTCGGCCTTGATGCCGGCGAGGTACTCGGCCTTGGCCACGCCAAAGTCGAAGTAGCCACGCATCTGCACGCCGAGCAGGTTGAAGTCGGCATCGGCCGTCTCCACCACCGGGCTTTGCACGCCGTTGAGGAACGCCACCTCCATGACCGGCAGGTCGGCCGGGCTGGCGAGGAGGTAGAAGTCGTCGGCGTTGCTCAGGTAGGTCGAGGCGACCACCTGATACCGACCGGCCATGACGTTCCGCTCGGGCTGGCCGCCAGTCGCACCGCTCTGGATCAGGGACGAGCCCATGATCTCGGCAGCGGCGAGCTCCTGATCGACCGGCACCAGCAGGATGCGCGGCTCGATCGCGACCGGGTTGCTGTCGGCATCCTTCAGCTTGCGGAACATCGTGGCGATGGTCTTCAGCGTCGAGATCGACAGGGCACCGGCCGAGGTCTTCTTGTTGCCACGCGCCGTGGTGAAGAAGCTGGCGTCGTCAACGAACTCTGCCCAGAAGACATCGTTGAGCTTCAGGGCACCGCCACGACCGATCCGCTGCGGCACCGCGGTGAGAGCACCGAGGTCGTCGTTGATCAGGTCGGTGCGGGTCACCGAGGTCATGATGCCGTAGGTCTCGGCCGAGATCGTCCGGCTCTCGTCGGAGGCCGCAGCGTTCTTGAGCTCGCCACCGTTGGCGACCTTCTCGAACTTGAAGCCGCCGTTGAGCCGGTAGCTCGTCAGCGTCTTGAAGTCGTTGACGCTGCGAACCGAGGAGATCTGCCGCCACGCCTGCTCGACCGAGTCAAAGCCGGCCAGCAGGAACTTGTTGACGGTGCTCGACAGGATGCCGGAGATCGAGTGCGTTGCCCACGCGGCGGCCAGGATCGGCCGGAGGGTGGACGCATTGATCCGCCGGTTGCCGTCGTAGCCATTGGCCACGGCGGCCTGCACGATCACCTCGCCGAGCGAGAGCTCGCGACGCGCCTTGTGGGCGGCCTCAAGCGTCTTCTCGTCGTACTTCTTCTCAACACCGGGCAGCCCGCCCTGGAGGGCAAAGGACGCCTCGATGACTTCCGCCGACGGGGCGGCATTCGCCACGACGTGGACCGCGGGGGCCGCGGGCCGCTCGTCGCGGGTCGCGTTCAGCTTTTCCATGGTCTCGACCTTCTTCGTGAGGGTTTCGATCTGGGCCTTGAGAGCGGCGCTCTCGTCTGCGGCTTCGACCTTCTCGGGCACCACGGCGTCCGTCGCCGCGGCTTCCACGGCCTGGGTCTCGACGACCTCGTCCGCGGGCTGGGTGTTGGCGGTGTCCGCCATGAGTGACTCCTCTGCGGCTTCTTCTGCCGCGATAGAGACGGCGGTGCTGCGGTCCGCCCCGAGGGTTACGAAGGAGGTCTCCCGCAGCGTGGAGGCCCTGACGATTCGGACCGGACCCTGGTGGGTCTGCCCGTTTGCGGTAGTGACTTGGTCTTCGCCAAACCGGAGATGCCGACCGACATCGGCACCGACGCTCGCCTGCCACTGGTAGCCGGCGGCACCGAGGGCGAGCACCTGGCGGGCGGTCTCGTTGTCGGCGAGAATCTCGCCCTCGACGACGAGCTCACCGCCCTGCACGCTGGGGCGGCCCTGCCCGAGGATCGAGCCCAAGGCGTAGTCGTGCCCCATGACGATCGGGATGGTGCTCGGCAGCGTCATGCCGGCCAAGTCGATGACGACCGGCTCACGGCTCCACGCCTGCCGGATCGGTGCGCCGGTGTAGGCGACGATGCGAAACTTCTTCGGCCCCGTCGCGGCGTCGCCCTCGGCGGCCTGCAGAAACGTCACGTCGGTTGCGAGCTTGATGTTGTCCATCACGAAAACTCCATGAGCGGCTCGATCGGTTCGTCAAAGCCTTCAAAGTCGATGGCGGTCATCGCTGTGACTCCTGCGGCTCGCCGTCCTCGTCGAGCGTTCCGCCGTAATTCACTTCCGGCGTGAAATCGACGAAGAGGCCAAGCTCTTTCTGCAGCGCGATTTCGGCGGCACGCTGCCGCAGTTCCACGTCCCAACGCTTACCCTGCCGGGCGTACTCGGCGGCGAGCGTGGTCGTGTGCGTGCGCAGCCGCGTCTCGGCGGCGTTGGCTTCCTTGGCCGGATCGACGTGATCCTTACCGTCCCAGACCCAGCCCCAGTTCCACTCCGAGAACGGCGGCAGGCCGGCGGGCAGCACGCCAGCGAGGGCGGCTTCGTTCACCCAAGCGGCGAGCACACGATCAAGCATCGTGCGCTCCAGCTGGTCGCGCTCGACCCGCTGATTCATCGCATGGACCTGATGATCCATCCGGCCGGAGGCGTAGTTGTAGGTCGAGGAGTCGAGGGCTGCGACGTTGTACGGCAGGTTCAAGCAGCGGGCGATCTCGTTGAGGATCGCTCGCACGAACGCGGGGTACTGCGTCGTCGGCTGCTCGGCCTTGAGTTGGCTGATGTCCCAGCCCTCTGGCAGCGTGGTCAGCGTCCGCTTGCTGATCTCCAGAGCCGCGAACGCATCGACCTCGTCCACCTCGGCGGCCGGGCTGTTGCTGTGGATGAACGCAGCCAGGTCGGCAGCCGTCTCGGCCGCGGCGATGACGGCCTCTGTGTACCGACGCAGCTGGCCGAAGAGCTTCAGCGCCGGAGCCACCTCGGGAACGCCGCGGTGCTGGCCGGGCCGCGAAGCCTTGAACCAGTGCACCATCTGATTGGCCGGCACCCGCTGAAACTGTAGGTTGTTGACCCGGTAGTTGCTGCCTGGGTGGAAGTTCAGCACCTGATACGCCACGACGTTGCCAATGGCGTCGAACTCCAGCCCGTCCACCGTGTTGCCCTCTGGCGTGATGGTGGACCGCATGAGCTCGGTCGGGGTTGCGACCATCTCGGCCTCGACGAGCCGCAGATCAAGCTGCACGCCGCCCAGTCGCGGGTTGGAGATCATCAAGGCGAACGCCTCGCCATCGACGACCAGGGCCTCGCGCATGGTGCGCAGCTTGGCGGGCAGATCGACGAGCCATCCCCAGTCGAAGAAGAGCCGCTCCACCTCGCGGGCGGCATCCTCGTCGCCAATGTCGAGTTGGAGCCGCGGCCCGGTGCCGATCAGGTCGTTGGCCAGCGTAGAGGAGATGCCGGCCAGGTAGGAGTTGTTGGCACGCTCGTAGCGGGCGCGGTTCCGCAGCGTGCGCCGCACGACTGGCGAGAGTGCGGCATCCGCGGCAAAGGCGTCGGCATTTGCCCAGTGCTTGTAGTCGTCGCCACGCTCGGCAGCGTCGAACTTTCCACGCACGACCGGCACCGCCGCGGCGCGGGGCGTCTGCTTGCCTCGGAAAAGGTCGAGAAACGGCACTAGATCGTTCCCGGCGGCACGATGCGGTTGAACCTGAGCCCGCGGTGCTTGTTGCTGCTGGAGGCGGCAGCCTTGGCGGCGAGGTACTTGTCGGCCTCGATCTGCTCGCGCAGGTCGTGGGCCTCGACTTCACCGGCATCAGTGCGCACCCGCTTTGGCTGCTGGGCGGCAGACTTGAGGGCGTCGGAGACTTCGTCACTCATGCCAGCGACGGTAGGGCAGAATGCCCTGTCCGCCGCAGGGGGTGTGGCGTTACGAAACGTCTGCCAAAACGAAAACGGGCAGAGGTTTTGTCACATTGCGTGACAGAAAAACGTGCGCGGATTTCTTACCGCGTCGCCACGATGTAGAGGCCGACGTTGGCGAATGCGTAGCCGACGTAGGTGATGGCCATGCCCAGGTTCCCGCGCCACGCCAGGTCGGCGGCAACCCACAGGTAGATCAAGCCGGTGATGGCGATGAGGGGTCCGCTCACTTCATCCGCTCCAGCAGGCCGCGCAGGGTGTTATCACGCATGGTTCCTCGTTTCGCGGCCGTGCGGCGACGATTCGACGGAGAGACGGCGCGTTATCAAGTTCCTGAGAAACACTGGTTCTCAGGTAGGAATCCATCTAGTCCTGTTGCACGCCTCGCGCCACATGATGTCGATCTCTTCCTTGTCAACGTGACCATTACCGAAGTGGCCCCCGTCATGCCCGCCGGTGATGCGATCCGAGTAGATGCCTTCCGAATGGCAGAATCCGATCTGCCCCCCTGGAGGCGATCCCCACCGGCCGAGGACGGCATCGGCCCACCAGCCATCTTGGAACTCCCCTTCGGAATCCTCGCCGTACTCGTTCTCTCGCAGCCATCCGAAGATCATGTTTTCGTGTTCGTTCATCACCGGCCCTCGCGCCCCGACGATCAGCATTTCGTCGCGGCATCCGCTGGCGTCCATCTTGCTGGCAACGTCCGCAGGGAACGCATTCACCGGCTTGACCTCGACGTAGACGAGCCGCGACCCGTGAATGGCAAAGTCTGGAATCCAGCCATTGAAATCGGCCGGTTCGTATGTCCATTCCCATCCCAGCAGATCGAACAGCGCCGCCCACTTTGCCTCCAAGCGAGAGCGGAAGTTGATGCCGCCGTATCGCGTTTCGATGGCCTTGATCGTGTAGTTCATTGTTCCCTCAAAACTGAGAACCACGCGATGCAACGGACGGCCAGGGGCCGCCGTTGATCGCCAGCGTTCTCAACTCAATCTCGCCACCATCCACCGCAGAGTATCTGCCGCCTTTCGGCTTCGATCCTTGTCGTCCGGTTTCAGATCGTCCCACCCGACGCATAGCGTGTCGGCGGCCCACCGAATCGCGTCCAGTTCAACGTCGGCCAGCGAAGTAGAACGCTCTTCTTTTGGATTTGCAGCGTCCCAGCATCGCTCGCAGGCGTCTGTCATGATTCGTCGCCCGCCGTCGCTGCGCCATTGAATCAGGCTTGTGGCCTCGCTGATCCAGTTCATCACCGCAGCCTCAAACGTGTCACGTTGAGAACCAGCGGATGCATGAGACGGCTCGGCACCGTCTCGCGTGTTGTCTGTGTCCATGTCTCGCCGCTCCTGATCCTGCGTGTTCTACCTTCGCTTCGTTGGCTTCCACTGAACCACGTTCCCTGCCTCGGCCCATAGGCGGTCAACGTCTCCAATCACCCAGTCCTCTACCGACTCATCGCCACCGCCAGCCCCGTGGGCCATGCACCAATACGTTACGCGAGGGCTTATCCCGAAAGCCGCAGAGGCGTCAGCCGGGAGTTTTGTGCAGTCATCTTCGCTGTGCCAGATGCAGCCCCACTCGTAGCGCATGCACTGGTGACCGCGAAACTGGTCGATAGTGAAGTATGGCTTCACCTCAACCAGCAGATCGTGATATCCGTTGCACTCGGAGTGGCCGCACGGAAACTTGACGTAGAAGTCGGGAGTCCATCCCACAAGGTCGATAGGCTCATACTGCCAGTCCCATCCGGCCAGATCGAAAAACGCCGCCCACCTTGCCTCAAGCCGAGACCGAAACATCGTCCCCTTGTAAAGCGTAGGGTGGGCCTTGATCGCGTAGTCGAAGTGATGCCCGGTAGAACCAGACGATGCAACGGACGGCCCTGCTACGTCATGCGTCATGGTGAGTCCTCCGGTGGCCGCCG